TTGCTTCAGAGTATATTCTTTTTGAATGTTCTATAATAAATTTTTGTTGTGCATCCCACCAAGCCTGTAATGGAACATCACTTGTTTCAATACTATTCTGTCGATTCTTAGCATCTTGTAACCGTGCCTGTCTTGTAACAAACTCTAAATCTTTTGTAGGGTCTGCATATCTTTGACTGTATTCTTGGAATGAGAATGACCTATGACGTAATATTTGGCGTGCAATATCACGGGTTGTAGTAATCTCGATACAAGCTGAAGCCATCTCAAATGGAGACCAATGCTTATGCTTAATCAAATATGCAAGTAGCTTATGTGCATTTGTCATATCATTCTGACCGCTTGGATTAGACACCTTTGCACAGTATGCAATGAGATCACCTACATCATCATAATGTTCTGGGTCATATTGAAAAAAGGCTTCTTTAGAGTGACTTATTAATTTAGCTATCATCGACGTTATATCCACCATTACCCATAGGCATACTTGAAACTGCATCAACATAGCTATCACTGGTATATGTACGACTTGCAGTTCTTTTTACGATACGACCATTTTCTTTTTTGTAAATGGTATATTCTTCTAATAATGCGCCCTTTTTTGAACTATTGTATAAGCTATCTAGCTGTCCTTGTAATATTGTCATTCTATTTTAAAATCCTTAAATCTTTCTGCAGTTTTTGTTTTATCAAAAATTGGTGTATCCCGCGGCGTAATAGGCATGCCTAATCGCACTTCTTCACTTAATGTTTGGTCTGATTCATCAGCATCATATAATCTCATTTTAGATCTATCAACAGATAGCACAAACCGTTTATGTGTATTGATATCGTTATATCTATTCTTCAATTGCTTGACCATTATCTGGCCCATCTTCTCAAGCTCTTCAGATGATACAAGAGCAAACATTAAGTCTGCCGTAGCGGGTAATCCAAAAGACTCGGACGTATCTTCCAACCCAGGATCTGAGCTAGAAAAACCACTACGTGTCGTTTGCGTTGCCGAAACAATCGGGACGTTAAATTCAACTGCAAGACCTCTTATCTCCTCTGCAATAGCTTTAATATATGTATAAGAATTAATCGATCCACCCATCGCTTTCATGCGCGCAGACGAACAAATATTTAAATAATCAATAAAAATAACATCAGGTTCAAATGCACGTTTGAGTTTAAGCTCATTCAATAGTGATCTAAAATGATTTACATTTGCTGCACCAGTCGGATATTCTTTTACAATTAGTTTACCACTACACTTCTTTGTAAGATCATGTACTTTAGCCGTAAACATATCTTTTGATAAATTTTCTATTTGATCGATAGGTGTATTTAATAAGTTAGCATCAATACGTTCAGAGATTTTTTCTTCTGCCATCTCCATTGTAATATACAATACGTTCTTGCCTTGTACAAGATGCGAACCAGCAACATGACACATAAAGAGCGACTTACCGACACCTGTACCAGCAAGAGCAATGTTAAGTGTTTTCTTTGGAAGACCGCCCTTTGTAATACGATTAAAATAATCTAGATCAAATGGAATCTTATCTTCGACTGTATGATAATACTCATAACGTTTCTCTGCATCATCTATATAGTCATGACCTACATTCGTATCAAATGTAACTCCAAGAGCTTTTGATAAAATATCAGGCAATGCATTCTTAGATAATGTTTGATGCTTACCATCAATGATAGAGATCGATTCCATAACAGCATTATACAATGCGCGATCTTGACACCACTTCTCTGCAGTATCATACAACCATTGCTGGTCAATCTTTTCAACCTTAAATATCTCTGGTAGTATTTCGATGGCATGGCGATATTGTTCTTCATTAAAGTCGCCCTCATCAATCTCAATTTTAAACGATTCAAGAGAAGGAAGTCTATTGTACTTACCAACAAATTTGCCGACTTCTTTGAATAGTGTTTTATATACGCCTTCAAAGTATTCTGGTTTTATAAACGGCAATACTTTACGCATAAAATCTTCGTTAACTAATACGTTACGAAGAATTGTTTGTTCTAAATTTATATTCATGATACTATTATATCATCTTTTTCTTGGATTGTAAATGCTCATTTTCAAGAATTGATGATAAAATTGCACCACACCATGCCTGAAAATCTTCATCGTCACGAGTTAAAGACTCATCTGGTGTTTCAATAATAATCATACCCCAGTTTAATTGACCTGCATCTGTTGGTATCAATGTGCCATATTGTATGATGGTTTCGGTGTATGGACCTTCTAAGATCCGTACATTCCATTTGTCAGCTTCACCTGGTATTAATTCATAATGTTTATTTTCTATCATTCATGTTCTCCTCCGTTTCCTCTACCGCTATATGCGCCAAACACACTAGGCTTACGTTTTGCACTTTCAAACACTGCAACAGTTACTACAATAGCTGTAATTAGTACAGTGTGTACAGCAGCGTTAATACCGGCGTATGCCCAAGTTCCAGTTGCAATAGTGAATGCAATTACCCACATCCATGCAAGTACTTGCATAATCATATGTCGTACTGGCAGTGACGGAATATTGCTTAGTGGATTCTTTTCATAATCCATTACTGAGTTCCAACTATCTAAAACAAAGTCTCTCATTCAATATCCAGTTCAATAAGAGCCTTATGTCCAATCGTATATTGCTTCTGAATAAATTCTTTAAAGTCTGTTTCAGCAAATATAGGTTCCCAGAATTCTGCTTTGAGAGTATCTTTCTCGCGACATTTAGGATCCATCATTTCACCAGTTTCTTTATCGGCTCTGCAATACCAACCGTTAGAAGGTTTAGCAACATAACCAGCTGCAAGAGCAACTTCTAATAAGCCACTGTATTTCTCTACACCGCCTTCCCATGACACAGTCACAGGTATCTTAGATTTCTCTTTAACATAACGAGATTTCTCAATATTCACAACAAAATCATAACCAGTCACTTCAGTGCCGGTCTTATTCTGACGACGGCCAATAATCCATATGTTGTCTGCACTATAATAGATGCCTGTACCACCACCAACAATAGCCTTTGGAAACAAACCTATCTCCATATACGTATGGTTGACAGCAAGTAATGGTATATTCTTCATAGCAAGATAAGGCGTAGTCATACGGAATAAGCCTTTGAGAGCTTTTGCTCTTGACATATCAGCTACTGATTTCTCGTTCATTGTATCTTCCATCTCTTTTTTAGATGCAAGGTTACCAATAGAATCGATTACTACAATAACATTATCTTTACGATCAAGGTTATCAAGTTGACCAATAAGATCAAATTTAAGTTCTTCTACATTTGTAATAGGTGTATGTAACACACGAGATGTGTCAATATCAAATTGCTTAAAGTATGCTTGTGGCGAACCAAACTCTGAATCGTAAAATAACATTACAGCATCTTTGTGCTTTTTCAGATAGGCTGATGCCATGAGCAAAGCAAATGAAGTCTTGAAGTGTTTACTTGGACCGGCTAACACTATTAAACCGGATGAAAGACCACCATCAACAGAGCCAGATAAAGCTACATTTATCATAGGCACATCTGTTGGAGTAAAGTCTTTTTCGTTAAAGAACTTTGATTCACTCAAAACATCGGTATGTTTGAGTTTAGAGTTCTTCTTTAGTTTGTCCATTATTGACATTTAATTTCCTTTGTACTGATATAACAATTATAGCACGGTTGCTAGTAAATGTAAACAGTTAATTTAACTTGTAATAAGATTTATACCAACTTATAAATTCTGATACACCATCTGCTACACTAGTAGTTGGTTCCCAGCCTGTATGCTCTTTCAACTTAGAAGTATCAGACCATGTTTCTTTTGAATCTGCAGGATGCATTGGTAGGAAGTTCTTTTCAGCAGTAATACCAAGATTCTTTTCTATCTCAGTTATAAACTCCATTAGGCCGACTTGTTTACCATAGCCTATATTGTATATTTGATCTTGCATGAATGCTTTGAAGTATTTTGATGGTTTTAATAACGATATAATACCTTCTACAATATCATCAATGTATGTAAAATCTCTTTTCATATCACCATAATTATATACATCGATAGGTTTACCCTGAAGTATATTATTTGTAAAATGAAAGAGTGCCATATCAGGTCTACCCCATGGTCCGTATACAGTAAAAAATCTTAATCCAATAGTATTTTCTATATTGGATATTTTAAACTGATGCTCGTTAACCTGTTTAGTGTATGCATATGGACTCAACATATCACCAAGTCTTTCTTTTTCATTCCATGGTAATATAGTATTATTTGCCATAACTGAACTTGTAGAAGCATATAGAACTTTTTCTATTCCATATTTTTCACATACATCAATAACATTTTGAGTTCCGCCTATATTATTTTCAATGTAAGTTTCTGGCTCTTCAAGTGAATTACGAATACCGGCATATCCAGCAAGATGGATAATAGCATCAGGCTTTTCATGCTTTATACATTGATCTAATCTATTATAATTAGGATCTTTTACAATGTAAATATTTTGGTAAGAATTATTAACAATGCTTCCATGATGTACAATTACTTCGTAATCGTCATCTAATATACGTTCACGTGCAGCTTTCAATGATACATCATAGTAATGATTCATACTATCGATTCCAGATACTTCATGCCCTAGATCAACTAATCTTTTTGCAAGGCTGAATCCTATAAATCCATTGATGCCTGTAATAAAATATTTCATTTATATTCTACTTTCTGTTCTATTTCTCTATCGTCTTTGTCATACGTTGTACGATATTCATTATTAATTGATATTACACTTTCTAATATAGAGAACGTTTTTGCATACTGTGCAAAGGCTGCTGTATCCTTTGGAAAACAAGCACCGCCATATCCACGCTTACTATCATACCCAGGCACTCGTGTGTGAGAGTGACCAATACGTTCGTCACTACCTATCGCATTTACGATCGTATTCCAGTTCTGTCCAGTCTTTTCTATGATATCATAGAACTGATTGAACCATGCAACCTTACTTGCAAGGAAACAATTGATACCATACTTTATAAAGCTAGCCTCTTCAGGTGAACAATGTATGGTAGGACAAGGTGTACATATTGTGTAGTCGTGATAAAAATTCTGTAAGTTAGTTGTGGCTTTAATACTACCACCAAAGATATGCATACTTGGATTAATAAAATCTTCATTAGCATTCTTTTCAGTTAAGAACTCTGGATTGTATATAATATTTTCTTTTCTAAATCCAGATGTGAGTTTCTTAATATCTTTTGGAACGATTGTGGATTTAATCACAAGCTGTCCAGTTGTATTCTGTTTTAAGTAGTTCATTACATCATAGACAATGCTACAATCTATTTGACCCCTTTTACCCATCGGTGTAGGAACACTTACAAATGTAAACTCTGGTCCGAACTCACTGAGATCCTTTACACTATTTCCATAGTGCGGATCTATTATCATCTTTTCTACTTGAGGATGTTGTATTGCATAATCAACTGCCTTGCCTACAAAACCATGGCCAACGATAGCTACTTTCATTTAGTAATCCCATTTAAATTCCATACAACACCAGCTTCATTAAACATCGCTTTAGAACGATCCCATGAATCTTGCCATCTTAATGCGCCATCTAGATCTGTTACATGCATAACTATCCTAGATATTCCGGCTTGTATCATACCCTTTGCACAATCGCTGCAACATGGTAATCCACAAATATACATTGTAGAATCATATAATGATACTCCGTTTAACGAAGCATTAAATACACAGTTCATTTCTGCATGCACGATATACTTATACTTCTCTTCTCGAACATTTAATCTGTCATATGTATCTTCTATTCCACGTGGAAATCCGTTATATCCTTGAGCTAATACTTGACCCTTTAAACCTATTGCAACTGCTCCGATCTTTGTAGATGGATCCTTGCTCCAACCTGCAATACATTTTGCAAGATCTAGATATTTCTTATCCCACCTATCCAGCAAGTTTCATATCTTCCCAGCTTTCTGAAGATCCGAGTCTACCTTCTTGTTGTTTGATAGGTGTAAATATTGTATTTAAAGGATTTAAGCTTTTGTTCGAACATTTCCATATTGTGTTTCTACTGAGATGAGGATACAATGGTGCAAAGATTGTTGACAAATAGTTTGTTTCATAATACTCTCTCAAAGATTCAAATACATATTTAACGTGTTCATTCATCTCGTTTTTATAATCTTTCATTGAAGCAAACGTACCCCAGTGTCCGGTTATCTCATATCCGCATGCTTCAAGTAATGAGCCAAAGCCTTCGTATGTCATTTCATTGACATGGTTTTTTGCTGCTCCTACTTTTTCATCATAGCATGGTGTAGAAAAATAACATGTGCCACCTGGCTTTACAACATCTGATATTTTATTAAGTATTGCTATTGCTTTTTGGGGTTCAACATGTTCTAATACTTCAAGACAAACACTTGTATTAAACTCACCTGATGGCATATCTATTGTTGTAAAGTCTGTTTCTGTAATCAGTTCAGGTTTAAATTTAGTATTTGCAAACATTGCAGGTACTTCCATTTTATTATATTCAATACCTAAATATCTGCGCGGAGCCATTCTGCTTGTCATAAGTGTTCGAGCTAATGGCATATCTTTACCACAACCTACATCGATGAGATCAGTATCATTAAATCTTCCACTCATACCTAAGTCTTTCGCAATCTTAGTCCATCTCAAACAATGCGCTATATAATCACGGTGAATAAATCCTCTGGATTCTGCCTGATCAACACTTAAATGTGTTTTATCTATTGTGTGTCCTTTGGCATTTGCCATTGTATTCTCCTATTTCGCGTATGTGTTTTTTTCCAAAAATGTTGGTACTACTAAGTTAAAGTGCTTTTCATATATATGTAAGTTTTGTACCTGCCATATTATTTCGCCTGGTTGTATCATTGGTTTAAATATATTATATAGTGAACATACTTCTTCTTGCATCCATCTTTGCCATGCATAATCGTTCTTATAACCATATACTACATCATTTGAGCGCATTTGTACAACAGAGACAAGCTTATCATCACGTATCATATATGATACAGCATTAGTACAAATGAAATCTGACATACCATTCTTATCGTATTCTGTCCATATTGAAGGGCGATTGTAAATCATACATGCTCTACGTGAGTCAGGATTTGAAGTTAATTCATCTACTACATGTCCAAGTTGATTGTGATATTCATCTGCCATTGTAAGCAAACCATAGTTAGAATTGATTTCACCATGTTCTGATGCTGCATACTTCCATGCAGCAGGTGGATCACCGTCTTTATTAATGTCATTGATATTGTTTGACATTGACTTATACCATGCTATTTCTTTATCAATATACTCTTGATTAGGAGTACCGAAGATAGATGGTTCGTCTGCTGTAAAAGATGCACCAAGCACTTCAATTGTTTTTGTACCAGTCTTGTCAATTGTAAAGTTTTCATTTCTTAATTCAGATATAAAACGCTTACGTATATCACTTACTTTCATCTTTTACTCTCTTTCTTAAATCACTCGTGCTGAATCGATGGTCTCGTTTATTAAAGTACAAGTCGATTCCACGGCTACGACATTCATCTTTACCAGTAAAATCTTTACTTCTATATTCTTCGCCAAGGATCCGTATATTAATTGGATACATGTTTATTATATCACATAAATCAGCTTCTGTACAATAAATAATGACTTCATCTACATATTTTATTGCAGCTAACTGTGCTTGTCTTTCTACAATTGTTTGAACTGGTGTATTCTTTTCTGATCGATCTACTGATGGATCTATCTGTAATGCGCATATTAAATGATCGCATACTGATTTAGCTTCACGTAGCATAGCAATATGGCCAGCATGAAGCAGATCAAATGTAGAAGCAGTCAGTCCAACTATCACTTTATAATCCAAAATCTTTGTGAAGTTTTTCAGCTGCTACAGACTTTAATGCTGATTCTTCAACACCTTTTTTTATATTCTGAGCAAATGGCGATAGTGCTGGTTTCATTGGTCGATTAAGAAAATCATGATCTGGCTTCTGCCCATCCATTTTACCACGGGTATATTCAACAACAAATGTAGCATAGTTGATTAGATCTTTTGCACTATCTTCGATAGATTCGAAGTTAGCTTCATAACTAGGATCTGATTGCATTGCAGCAACAACTGATTGCATACGTAACATTTTAGCATGCATAATATCTAATAGTGTAGCAACACCATTTGGATAGTAATCTACTTGACGAATACGAGAATGTTCATTCTGATAATCGCTGCCTTTTTTGGTTTGCACTTCTGCGCATTCTTGCAGAACTCTAATTGATTCTTTCATATGTAACTCCTATAGACATATTATACTATATATGGCAAGGTTTGTAAACACTTTATTCATCAATATTTGCAGTAAGTGGTTTAGTTTGTGTAGTAAGTGGTAATTCTGCAAATTGAACTTTTTTATCGCCTATGCAGTGCTTAATTACTTTTTCCCACAGCGGCTGATAATCTCTATCCCACTTTTTCTTAGCTGCTGGAGATGGGTGCCACAAAACAACTATTGCTTTTTTTATTGCAATATTATGTTCTTCAACAAATTCAGTTAATAACTGATCAAAACGGAAACCAGCAGATGATTTTGCAATTACTATATTATCCTTTTCGCGATAGCTGTTTACAAGGCTTTCCCTTTTCTTTTGTATTTTTTTAGATTTATCTGCCCAATTATTCCATACTTCGCCATCACGAAGTGCAGCAAATGATTCTTGATTTTCAAGGATGTTTTTAGAAGCTGTTAATATAGCAGTTATATCACTACTTGGATGCCCTCTTTTTATTAGTTCTGCACGATCAGATTTACTACCAATATTATTTATTGCATCTGTTTCATCATGATGTTCATACCTTGTTAAAATCCACTTAATTCCAGATTTCTTATCCATTCCCAACGCCGGTTCTGGATCGACTGGGTTGCAACGACCCGCTATTGTAAAAATCTCAAATTGACTATATTTATCAGACTCCTTTTTGGGAACATACATAGTTGGAAAGTTTATTGCTCGTTTTGCCGCAGAGCAAGCTGCTCTTCGATTATTGCCATCAAATATTTTATCACCATTGCCACGATAGTTTTTTAGTACAACGATTGGAGGAAATCCGGAAGTATCGCCACTTTTATCATTTATTCTATTTTTTATGTTAGTAACATGTTTAGGATCAGTTGCGTCATGTCGTGGTTGTAAAGTTTCGTAACTATCTAATACATCTATGCTTTCAGGAACAATAGGCCAGGCATTTTC